ATATGGATCAATGTAAACTTTAAATTTACCATTTAATACACCAGCGAAAGTATTTCCTGTGTCATCAACGTTTAAGTTAGTATTAAGAGCAGGAGCGTAATCTAATACACCACTCATTTGAAGTGCAGAAGCAACATCAGCTGAACAGATAATTATATTACCTTTTCCTCTTCTCGTTTGTTGACCAATTGCATTAGCATCTCTCTCTAGTTGGAATAATAGTCCTTTGAATTTCTCAACTGACCATCTACCATTAGAGTCTGTGTCTAAGTCAAAAATACCAGCAGTAGTAGTATTAACTTGAGCACCAGCTTTTGCAGTAGTGTAGATTGTTCTAACAACTTCTCTATTGATTTCCGCAAGGATTTCAGAAGATAGGATGTTAGCAAGTTCTGTTTCAGCGTCTAAACCGTGGATTGCTTTTAAGTCTTGAGCAAGTTCCATAGTGTATTCAGCTTTAAGAGCTCTTGATTTTGCAGTAACCGTAACTTTATCGATTGAGAAAGCCATTTCAGCAAACTCATCTGTACCATCGCCAAGTTTTTCAGCGTCAGCAGTTCCCATACCAACAGCAGTTGTGTATGTACCAGCAGATGGTGAATCGTTTAAAGTTCCAGGGTTAGTACCAGCGTGAGCACTTGTTCCAGCAGGTGTATTAGCAGCAGCATCTCTAGCTGAGAAGTCTGAATCAGCTTCATCAAATAGTGCTTCTGTACCAGTCTGACTAGTATATCTTGACTTCATAGCGAAGATAAGACCAGTTGGACCAGTCATAGGTTGTACACCACATATGTCGTAAGCAATAAGATTAGGCATTGCTCTTCTAACAAGTGATATTAAAACAGGATCCCAATTGTCAACATTTCCACCAGTTGCGTTAATAGGTGCAGCCTCTGACATAAACGATCTGTCTTCTCTAACTGCTTTTTCTTGGTTTTCCAAGATAACAGTTGTTACAGCTCTTTTGTAAGCATCATTGATTTTTGGTAAATCAGGATGTTCCAACACTGGCTGCCATTTTTCTTGTAAGTTTTCAGTAAGATACATTTTTATCTCTCCTAGTTATTTTTAATTTATTAAATCTTTACAGATTTAAGGTTTTTAGTAATAGCGGCTGTATATGCAGCCATAGCATCGGATTTGCCCGTTGTGAAATCACTTGGAGCGTTAGCCGCAACTGCGTCAACTTCATCTTTAGATGTAGATTCAGCAATTTTCGTTTTAGGGAAATAAGATTCTTTAATAGTTTCTAACTTTTCCTTAAACTTTTCAGCACTATCATACTCAACGTTCTCAGCCATTTTCTCGAATTTTTCTTTTTCTGTGTCAGCTAAATCTTTTGCTACATCAGCAATAGTTTTCTCTTTTACAGATTCAGAAACTTCTTTAGTTAGATCAACATTTTTTGCAATTTGTTCATTTAACTTTTCTTCAAGTTTTTTGTTCTGAGTTGTTAAATCGTCTAGTACATTATATTTTTCTTCAGGAACATCAATGTAGTGTTCTTTGAATAAGTCTTTAAGACCAGTAATGAAGTCCTCAGCAATTTCAGTTCTAATTCCTCTTTCAACTGCTAATTCATTTTCTTTCATCCATTCTTCAACAACATAGTTTAGGTATGAGTCAACTTTTTCGACCATAGCTTCTTTTACTGTTTCAGTTTCTTTTGAAAGTTTATCTTCGTACTTTGCCTCAAGAATTTTAGTTTGTTCCTTAATTCTTGTCTTAACAGCAGTTTCAAAAATCGTAGCAGCTTTATCTTTGAATTCTTCAGATAAATCAGCGTCCGATGAAACTAATGCTTTAACATCAGCAGATAAGTCAATTTCCATTTCAGCTTCAGTAGTTTCAGATTCAGCGATTTGTTCGCCTTCAACTTCAACTTCTTCTTCTTTAACAGATGTGCCAGGTTTTTGGTCTTTTTCTAAAGAACCATCTTTAGCACTTTTCTTAGCTGGATCCGATGTGTTTTGTTTTGCCTTTGAAGCGGCATCTGGATTCTTATCAGTTGGTTTTACAACTGGAGTACCCATATCTACTGCGTCATTTTTAAGGTGAGTAGTTTCAGCAGGAGCAGCGTTTGCTACAGCAGCATTCACTTCTTCTAAATTTTCTACATCTTTTATATTATCAGACATTCGGTCTCTCCTTGATTATTAAAAATTTAAATTTAAATTTCAGTTATTATTATTTATAATATTAACCATCTTAATCCCCACGCTATTTTAGTACGCTGCGTAGGTTTTAAAGTTTAGTTAAAAAGTTACTAAAAATAGAAGCTTTTACTTCTGCCAACTCGGCACGTTTAGTATTTTCTATTTGTTTTTTGTATTGTTCAACTTCCATACTTTTCAGTACTCCGTTGTCCCATACCCACTCTTTACCTTCCATTATACCTTCAACGAAAGCGTCAGGAGCACTTGGATCTGCAACAATATCAGCCGCAGTAGCAAGGTAAAAATCTCTTCCAACAGTTCCGTTAGATATTGATCCCATACCTCTTGATGATACACCCAATTGAGCACCTTCGTCAATTAAATTCTTAACGATTTTACCGTACGGTGTATCCATTATCTTAGCCTCTCCTATGAAGTTTTTACCTTCAGATTTTAGACTAGTAATCATGTGTGAAACTCTTTCTAGGTTAACTGTTGGTCCATCTGGATGTCCAAGTTCACCGAAAGCACGTTTCTTTTGTATAAATTGTTCGTTGTATCTTCCAACTTCTTTAGCAAGTGTAGCTACTGGATAAACACGACCATTACGGTTCTTAATATCCGCTTGCATAAAGACACCTCGTATCTTATATTGTTTAACACCAGAGGCATTTGCTTCTGTTAATACTTCGATATCTTCTATTGTTTCTGTTATTAGTTTCATGTTCTCTCCACCTTGTTTTTATTGTAAACTTTATCTACAATTCCTTGTTTAACTTCTTCTTGTTTAATTTTAAATTTCTCAGCAAATGCTAATTTAAATTTTTCTGCAAGTTCACTTTTACTTTTAGTACCAACAATTCTTTCCAATATTTGTTTTGCGTGATCTGTCATATTATCTTACTTCAATAATAATAGTATAGTTATCTCCAGCAACAAATCCTTTTGTTGAAAGTAATACATCACCAGCAGGACTTGTGTTTGCTGTTAGTGTTGCGTTATTTGGAATACTATTACCTGAAGTATAGTAATCGTGATAACCTCTTCCAGAAAAGAAACCTATGGTTTTGTCAACAGAACTTGTTCCGCTACCTGCCCATAATAATTCTACTCCAGATTTACCATTAGTAGTATTAATTGCCCACCAAATCTTTGCAATACTTTTAGTGGCGTCTTCGGTCATGAAAGTCAAAGCACTTGCGTCCATTTTAGTCACAAGCGTTTCACCTGATCCATCACATATGTTAGTAAACTTCATCACGGTTTTTGTACCAGATGTATCTACTATCGTTTGACTTGTTACAACATCAGCCATTAATTATTTCTCCTAAATTCACTCACTAACAAATAACTATTTACATTTGAGTCAGTTGTTAATAATATTTGTTTATCGTTACCAAACTTTAATTGGTCAGGTCGTAATCCGTACTTACCTTTACCAGTCAAAGTCAAATCGTTTGTTTCACTAGAGGCACTTAATGTTAGTGTACCAGTGCCTTCTATTAAATAATAACATTCAATTAAACTTACTAGTGATTTGTTTGTACCACTTGTAAGTGTTTCAGCATCAACTACCACTTGGTCAATTTCATTTCCAATACCTTGCGACTTAACAATATACTTAGAAGTGGAATCTACAACTGCTTCATTCTTAATTGCCACAATTAACCACCAACTGATACTGCGTGTACATGACTAGTAGCTGCTGTAATTTCGTCCGTAGGATCTTTAACAATAGTAATTTCGTCACCGGCTGCATGAAGATAGAAATTGCCTATCAAAGTATTGTTTGCAAGGTTAACTGTACCTGTTACAGCTGCAGCTGTTGAAACTACTCTAACTGTTGTTGCTAAACCAATATTGTTTGCACTAGGATCATTTACAAAACTTCCTAAAATTTTAAAAGTTGACATTATTTACTCCTTTATTTTTCTTAATTTAATATTTCGTTGTCAAAATAATCTTCTATTGAAGATATCTTAACGTTTCTTTTTTTTGCTACTTGTTTGACAATACTGTCGACCTTACTTATGATCTCCCCCTTAGTATTGCCTAACAAAGTAAATACATCTTTGACCGCCTGTTTCTCTGCAGGAGATAATTTCTTATACTCCACAGTATCCTTAGGACTGTCTTCCTTCAACTCTGTAAGAGTCTTCTTAAACTTCTGGAACGACAGCTGGTTCATCTTCTCCACCTTGATCTATTTCAACTTCAGCAGCAACAGGTTCTTGTCCTGGTGTAACCACACCACCAACATCATCTAATCCTGCAGCGTCTTTTATTGCTTCTTGATCTTGAGCACTATTTAACCAGTCCGTAGCAACTGTTTGTCTTTTATCATCTAGTGCTTGTCCTATTTTATCAGACAAAGCATTCTTAAATGCGTCTTGAGCTTTGATGTTATCTCCACCTGCAAGTGAATTGACCATATCTTTTACATTATCATTTGGCATAATTATTCATCTCCTAT